AGGGAGACCAAAGGACTCAGAAGTATCAGTAAGTTCAACATCAGAACTACCATAACCTGAACGAGTGGTCTGAGTAGCGGAGACAATCGGGACATTAAACTCAACTGCGAGTCCCCTAAGTTCCTCAGCAATTGCCTTGACAAATGTATAAGAATTGATATTGCTGTTTCCGCGATACCTACTGGAAGCACAAATATTAAGGTAATCGATGAAAATAATATCAGGTCTAAATGACTTCTTAAGTGCAAGTTCATTAAGAAGTGACTTAAAGTGTCCAGCATGAGCAGACGCTGTAGGATATTCCTTAATTATAAGAGTGCCTTGCGTTTTCTTTGCCAGGTTATTCACTTTTGTTTCAAAGGTAGATTTCGGCAATTCACAAATGTCTTGAATAGGAACATTCAAAAGGTTTGCGTCAATTCTTTCAGCAATCCGTTCTTCTGCCATTTCCAACGTAATGTACAGAACGTTCCGTCCTTGGAGCAAGACGGAGCTAGCCACATGGCACATGAATAGAGATTTGCCGACACCCGTACCAGCAAGAGCGATGTTAAGAGTTTTGTTAGGGATCCCACCTTTCGTAATTTTATTAAAGAACTCAAGATCAAATTCAATTTTTTCCTCCTTTTTGTGATACGATTCGTATCGTTGTTCATAATCTTCTAAGTAATCATGGCCAATGTGAGTATCAAAACTCACTGCCAAAGCATCTGAAAGAATCGTCGGAATGGAATCACGATTTTTCTTTTCATCATTACCATCAGCAATGTGAATAGATTCCATCAATGCCAGATAAATGGCACGATCACGACACCACTTTTCGGTTGTATTAATCAACCAATTTAATTCGACAGGAACATCTTCAAGGTGTTCAATCAGATGAACAATCTCCTTAAAAGATGTGTCGTTAATATCTTTCCTATTCTCAACTTCAATACAAAGAATCTCCTTCGTTGGAAGTTGATTATATTCCTGAATAAACTTTAAGACTTCTTGAAATATAATTTTCTGAGTTGTATCTTCAAAGTATTCATCTTTGATGAATGGAATAACTTTTCTTGTGTACTGTTCATTATGCAATAGGTTCCTAAGAATTAGAAACTCAACTTTCTCCATAACTAAATTCCTTACGTGCGATTTCGTCTAATTGTTGCATCACTTCTTCAGTGAAATATTCTTCAGGGTTCGCAAGAATTTGCTTTGCATAAATTTTCTTACCATCCATCTCATAACGGCCCGCAACATTTTTCCAGAGTCCGCCGAGTTCCCCGAGTTCCAGAAGACCATAATAACGATCAAGACCGCGCTCATCATAAAATAAACGGATTTCAACGTCCTTATTCTCCTTACTCAAACGCGATTTAGCAGTCTTAGCTTTGATAATATTGCCGACCACTTCTGTTCCATCTTTTTCTTTCTTTTTGCTGAGATAAATGATCGTACTTGCTGCGTATTTAAGTCCAGAACCTCCGCCCATTTCTTTTGTTGGTACATAAGCTCCGATGACATCGTATGTATGATTTGTGACAATGAGGGGAACATTTGCTTGTCCTAATTTAAGTGTGAGCATTCGGAATGCACCTTTGACCAATTGGGATTTGGTCATGTCACGAACTTGTTTGTCGTTCAGTGCATCAGTAATTTCTTTCTCGGTGGAAAGCATACCTAAAGAGTCTAACACAAACATACAGGGTTTGCGTTCTCCTTCAGGTTTTTTTAAGTATAAATCTACTGCTTTGAGCGCCTTACTACGAAACTCTTCTATGGTGACAACATTAACCACGACAAGACGTGATGTGTCGATGCCGCGTGACTCCACAAGGGATTTTGTAATGGCAGCTTCAGTATCAAAATAGAGGCAATAACCATCGGGATGAATATCGAGAAAATTCTTAACCACAGCGAGAGAGAAGAAAGTCTTTCCAGTAGAAGACTCTCCAGCAATAGCAGTAATCTTATTCCCAGATACACCACCAAATACGCTACCTGAAACCAGTGCATTAAAGATGAACGAACCTGTGTCAACATAAGTCTCAGTCTCATCAATGTCAGCAGCGAGTTTGGTATAATCATCGCCAATTTCTTTTACAATATCTTTAAGGAAATCCATTAGGTAAAAAATGAATCAAGGTTTACTGTTTTTTCTACATTCCATCCAATACAATCTAAAATTGTTTTCAATGGTTCTAAAAATGCTTTCTCAAATTGTAACTCATAATCAACATATTTGTCAAGACCAAGTTCTCTTGGAAAATCTTGAATGAAAGACATGATATTTTCTTGAATTGTATTAGGTTTTTTCAAATAAATGAACTTAACCTTTTCCCCATTGTTAATTAATGAATACTTATTGGTTAATTTTTTCTCTTTTATATAATGATTAAAAAGAAGTGCTCCACGAATATGAATTGGGGTTCCCTTCATATAAATGTCAGAATGCGAATAATACTTACGAACATCAGAAGCAGTTCTTGGAAAAGCGATGGATTCGGGAGGAAGTGTCCTGAATTCGCAACGACATTTTTCAATAAAATCAATTACATCATCTTCAGTCCCATTCATCATAATGTTGAAAGATTCTTTTAACATTTTACGGCAGGGAGCGGGAGTTGAAGATTTGATTGCTTCAATACCTTTGATTTTAAGTTTAGGTTCTTCATAACGAACACCTTCACTATCCCACACACTGAGAATGTATCTCTTCTTAGCAGTCCAAATTCCACGTTCAGCAATACATTCTCGCTTCATGATCATTTTCTGATCATACGCATTTACATATTTAGCCAGTTTTTGATAAGAACTTTCAATATACTTTTCAAGTTCTACTTGGCATACCTTATCAAGGAACGTGACAATACCTTCAGTAGTTTTCTCTCTTCCCTTGAATATAGTTTCAACCAGAGGCCCCATATTGACGTAAAGAGAATCAGTATCTGAAGCGATAACATAATCAACATCTTCAGTCTTAAGAATTTTATTGAGATATGAATTCATATGATTCATAATCCACTGAATTGACACTTGTCCAGACAGAGTAATTGCTTCAGCGTTTGCCAATTTATAATAACGGAAATATTGATTGCCGATAGCACCATAGGCAGAGTTGAGTTGAATCTTTCTTGCCATCTGAATGTTATTGCAGCGGGCAATTTCTTTTTCCAACTCCTTAGTTTTCTTCTTTTCATACTCTTGCTCCGCAGCAAGCATTTTCTTTTTGAAGATTACACGTTCGTTGTAAATCTTCTCCATGAGTTCTGGAAGAAATCCACGCACGTCTTTACGATACATTGCACCATTTGCACAAACTGCATAATCTTTATGCAACTCAAAATTAATTTCTTCGTTCAGAATCCTTTCAACATTTGCAGTGGGATGTCTTTCTTCCAGGAGTGTTTCTGGGGAGATGTTGTACTGCATAATAAGATGGGGATAAAGACTATTGAGGTCAAAGCTAACCACCCAATCATAAATCCCAGGAATCGGTTCTTTAACATATGCCCCCGCATATTTTTCATCCTTAGATGATTTATTCTTCGGGGGTATAACGATGTTGCGTTTCTTAAGATAATTGTAAATTATGCTATCCCACATTCTCACTTGGTAGAATACATCTACAAAGTTTGCCTTGGCATCATAGGCCATGGTGATTGCAAGTTCAATGAGTTTCATCTTGTCTTCTAATTGATCGACAAGTTCTACGTCAATGATATTGTATTCTACAAACTTCTGCCAACCATTCGTATAGAAATCCTTGAACGTATCAAACTCAGAGTGATCAAGTTTTTTACGGCCAAGTTCTACTTCAGCAATGTGGTCAAGGCGATAAGACTCTTGTGCCTTATAAGTAAACTTTTTGTATAAGTTAATATAATCAAGTTGACTAATACCACCAACATCATACGAAATTTGACTTCTACCATTTACGAAAACTTTATTTTCAGTCACAAGACCCCAAGGAGAAAAACGCTTCATGAGTTTTTCTCCAAGAATTCGATTCAATCGACGACAAATATAAGGAACGTCATACAGTTCCACATTCCATCCAGTGATTACATCTGGAGTATTGTCCATCCACCAGTGAATAAAGTCATTGAGTAGATCATACTCTGTAGAGAATGCGCGATAGTTGAGTTTAGGATTATTATGTTGAAATTTACCTAATCCCCAAGTTCGAATTGTTTTCGTAGCATAATCTTGAATTGTAATCAATAGAATTTCTTCGGCAGCAGATTCTGTATCAGGAAATCCATTCTCAGAAGCTACCTCAATATCGATCGTTGCCAATCTAATCTTTGAGATGTCAAACTTGATCTCATCCTCAGGATACTTATCCGAAATATACTGATAGATATAGCGATCATTCCCGTAGATTTTGAATCCTTCTACGTTTTCATACTTACTATAAAAATCACGACAATCCCTAACAGAACCAGGTTGAATTGGCTCTACGTTTTCACCTTCAAGAGTTTTATATTTTGATTGTTTTTTTGAAGGAACAAAGAGAGTGGGTGAATACTCTTCTTTGAACATGACATGTTTACCATTTTCATAACCACGAACGAGAAAGTTATTCCCGATCATCTGCACATTGGTATAAAATTTCATTCTTTAATCAAGTCGTCGTATTTTTCACGAAGAGTGGGAGTTGGTTCTGTAAGAGTAATGATCTTGTCAGAACTAATCATGAACGTATCTTGTTTTGTGTAACCACAAAGAAATGGTTCTAAAGTTTGATCGTTTCTTACAACAAATGGTTTAATCAACCTACAGTCAGGTTCTCCAATATCAACACCCACCTCTTCAATCTGACTGATCAGAATCAGATTGTTCAACAGTGCTATGATCTTCACTAACATTTTTCAATACGCTCCGTTCGTATAGTTCTTTAATTTCATCTTTTGGTTCAACAATTGTAGCAACATAATCTACAGCAATTGCAACCATTGTGTCCTTTGCATATCTTGGCCATACTTCCATATAGACCGAAAGTTCTTTCTCTCCTGCGCCATTTTCATAATTTGACACTTCTTGTAAAGAATCGCATATGATTTGACATGGATCATTTAAAAGATAAGTTACGACTTTATCTTCAATAACTCCTTCTTTTAGGTCAGAAATAATACTTTCACCAGATTTTAAAATTGCAACTTTGATTGTCATACTACTATTTTACCTCTACCTATTATAGCAAGAAAAAAGAGGGGCGTCAACTGGATTTTGCCAGTTACCCCTCTACGGCAAAGCGCCGACGATATTCAATTTTATTTAGTCTCCACCAGCACTTGATGATGATCTTTTGGCACATGCGGTTCCACCTTTTGCCATCGTATACTTTGTACGCTTATAACACTTTGGTTTATAATCACTCCATTTTACATTAGCACCAGGATCACCTTTCATTTCTAAAATAAAATTTTTAAATGATTTCATAGATTCGTTTCTTTTGATGCTCTGGAATAACTCTATTTAGTTTGATAGTGAGTAATCCATCAACAAAAGCAACGTTTGCAACCTCTACATCATCAGAGAGTGTCCAGGTGCGAGTGAATGCTCTCTTGGCCAATCCTTGATGAATGTACTCATCAGTTTCTTCATTATTTTTAACTGCCTGGACGAAGAGTTTGTTCCACTCTGTAGTGACTTCAATGTCTTCTCTCTTGAATCCAGCAAGAGCTAATTCCAGTCTAAAGACCGTTTCACTTTCTTTTACAAGATTGTATGGTGGATAATTTGTATGCGTCTCAAACGCAGTATCAAATCTCCTAAACCATTCATCTAAACCAATACTATTTCTTTGAATTGTTGCTAAGTACTTTTCTGTTTCGGGTACAGATAAAGTAAGTGAATTTGGACCGAACATAATAGACCTCCTTGAGCGTCTTAGTAGTGATGGATCCTTTCGGCATCCAATACTATTTAACCATAAAACGAAAAAGAGAGGAACGGTAAGAACCGAACCTCTCTTTAGGGTGTTCCGACTTTTGTAGAGACCGCACGAAAGGTCTCAAGAATATTTATTCGGTTTCCTGACCCTTACCTTTTTTGCCAATATTATACTTTTGTTCGAGAATCCAATCGCCTTTGTCTTTATAAGAAAGAACTTTAATTTGATTCAAAGGAGCAATATCTGCAATTGCTTCTTGTTTAACGACAGTAATAAGGCCCCAATCAGCAAGCAAGCGTGTGATGCGGTTTCGGCGCTGCACATCATTGATTGTTAGATTTGCATGTTTACCATCCAGGGCAAACAGTTCCTTAAAGTGGACCAGGTAATATCTACCTTGTTTATGAAGAATATGGCAACTCTGATAGAGTTTTTTCTCCTTTCTTGATGCTACTCCGATACGAGTAAGAGTTTCACGGACCTTTAGAAAATCGTCAGGTTCGTTCAAAAGAACTTCCACCATCATATCGGGAGTCCAATGAACTTGTGGTTCAACAGTTTGAGTAGTCATTTTTTTCCGCCAGTTTCAAGTCGTTGTTTAATAAAGTTAATTTGTTCTTTTGATAAAATTTTCAGTGCTTGAGATGCTTTTTCGTTACTATAACCATAGTATTGTTTAACACACTCTAAGTCTGCTACCTTATCTTTTCGGATCCAGGGAGAAAATCTCTTCTTTTTCCTCAAACTATTTAGATAAAACGAATATTGCATGTCTTTATCTAAGAAATGATACTTATTCATTTCGTTTGCAAACATGACACAATCAATATGGCCAGATAAACATCGATTAATAATATAGGGAGGGTAATCTTTTATTGTCGAAGAATCTTCGATTAGATCTTCTTTTGTAAAGTTAATAGAGTTCAACCAATCTTTAAGTTCGTATGTCATCGGATAATCTGAATCTCCTCATCATCTGTCCAAAGTTCAACCTTCGTTCTAAATCTATTTTCTTCTTTCAGTTTCTCATATCTTTTTGTTGCTTTCTTTTTCCACCAAGCAACAATATTTTCAAGATAAAACTTATCCCAGTTAGGTCCAGGAATAAGTTCATCTTGCTCACCAAGAATCACTTCACGAACATTTGAATAACCGTAATCAGAAATATAAAATCTTTTTTTCTGAGTCAAAGCAAATGCAGCATTGATTACATTATTAAATTCTTCAAGTTTTTGCTTATCTTGAAGAGAGTTTCGAATAATCGAAATCATCTTTGTCTGACGTTTCATCTTTTTAGATGATGCTTTATTGTCGGTCAGTGGTGTATTATTGTTTAGTAAAGTAAAACGGTCATGGAGTTTATGAAAGACTTCATCGTGCAGAAGTGGCAAGAATTTACTTTCAGTCAAACCTTTATATCTCATATAAGGTTTCAAACCATCATATTGAGACGCATCTGTGGTTGAACCATAGAGCGATGTAGTTTCAAACAAAGCAATATCTTTTTCAAAAACTTTATTCAAAGTCTCACGGGCAAAATGAGAACAGCACATAAGTGCAAGAAGTTTGCCGCCAAGATAGTTATAACCAAAAGGTTGTGATGGAACAATCACAAATCCCATGGCCGCATGGCGATTAAAAATAGAAAGATCTGGTGCTTTTCCTAACCACTCATTTCTTGGTTTTGAATTGATTGTTGGAGATCCAAATCGAATAAATCCAAGAACTTTTTTGGTATTTTTTTCAAATATCATCCAACGCAATTCTCTTCCGGGAATATTTGACTCGTTGTTATGCGAGGAAACCACCCGCAGTAGATTTACATAATGTTCCTGTGGAACTGCATTCTGAAATCTTGCACCCACAAATTTAATTTCAAACTCCATATCCTCAGGATGAATATCTTCGTTGAAGAACTCATCATGAAGAGGAACAAGAGAACTTGTTGACGCTATAACTTCTTTCTTTACAAATCTCAAATAGTCCTCAATATTAGACATATGAGAAAAGTATTCAATAAACTCATCTGCGGCCCATACCGCATCTTCTTCAGATACAATCATAATCTAACCATTGGGATACTAATACTCAATCTATCTGTAAGTGGTTCAAATAAGTGATATTGTTTTGCTGGAATATAAACGTTGTCACCAGGTTCAAGAATTTTTTGTTCTTTAATACTTAACCCACTATCAGAACTAATTACATCTGCAACATAACCATATTCATTATATACAGTTACTCTGGATTTACCAATGCATTGAACAATCAAATTATCTGGGTTATCGCAATGGACAGAAAAAGATCGACTACCAACTTTTCCAGCATAAATGTGTGATTGTGCATGAACGTTATTATCGCGTTCAACTTCCTCAATGAGATTTCTTACTGCAGGAGTTACAGTGCTACCGTGAATGATAAAGGTATAGCATTGATTCCAAAGATACTTAAGTTTTGGAATATCAAAACGCATTTCCCAATTTGTGCGAATAATATATTCATTAGGATCTATTTTTTTGCCAGTATTTGGATCTATTAAAACTGCAACATTTTCAGTGACTGTCGTGGTTTCAATAAAATACCACATCTCATCAAAAGTAATCATACAAATTCACATTCACACATAATTTCAGTGAGTGCTGCTAAGAGGTTAATTTCTTGATCAGCCACAAACGCAACTTGGTATTGATACTTAGCAATAATAAGAACGGCAGCGGGGATAGTGGAGGGTACAAGATTACCATACATGGCGTCATAAACCCTGCGAAGAATGACAGAAGAATCGTTATCCAAGTTGGAGACCACCCACTTTCGTACTTCTGCGAAGTTCTTGTCTTTGAGATATTTAATGAGATCATTTACTGAAACGTCTGAGAAAGATGCAAGAATTCCCGAGTCGATTTTTCCTCCTGTAGAATACCTCTGACATTCGTTGAGGACTCGACGGAAATCTGGGAAATGTTTTGAAACAAGTTCTGCAACGACTTTTTGATCATACTCAATCTTTTCTTGATCCAAGATTGTTTGGAGTCGCTGAAAGAAATTGACTGCAAGTTGTTGTTTTTGCTTTCCTTTGATGGAGAAATCAATAACAGCACATCGGGAGTGCAGAGGTTCAATGATTTTGTTCTTGTAGTTGCAGGTGAAGATGAATCGGCAGTTGCTATAAAATGCCTCAATATTCGCCCGTAGAAGGAGTTGGACATCATTACCCGTATTGTCTGCTTCGTCAATGATAATGACTTTGTGTTTAGAAGATCCCGTAAGTGAGACGGTCGAAGCAAAGTTCTTTGCCTGGTTCCGTACAGTATCCAGGAAACGCCCTTCGTCGGATCCATTGATGACATAATAGTCTGCTCCCAGTTCATTACATAGTGCCTTTGCAATTGTAGTTTTACCAATACCCGGAGGCCCAGCAAGAAGAAGATTAGGAATCTCTCCTTTCTCTACAAACTCTTTAAATGTTTTTTTAGTTTCATCAGGAAGAATACAATCATCAATTACTTGAGGACGGTATTTTTCCGTGAGAAGAAATTCACTTGCCATAATTTAATTTATCCAAGAAGGTTTACGCTCAGGCATACGTAGATAGTTATCAGACACCCAAGGTTTCGAAGCAATATACATTTTGTAGGCAGTAAATGTATCAATGCTGTCATCAAGTTTATATTCGTCGGGCATTGCACGGGCAAATGGTGTTACTTCTGTAATTTTACCTTTAGGAAACAAATAGTATGCTTGTAATAGAGTATTATAGCACGAATGTTGTTTTCCGTAACGAAGATGATATTCGTCTGCAAGATTCATACCATGTTTGATTAACCAATAGGCATTATGGATACTTTCCATTGCCCATTTGGTACAGGGATGATTGCGAAATGCTCCTTTCTCGGTTTTATAGGGGGTTCCATCTGCCTTAGGGAGAGTTCCGTATCCGTGTCCCCACTTGTCTGATGCCACAATAGAGAGCATCTGACAGCACTCTAGGGGCATCTTAACAACGTGTTTGTCGGGTAGACAAATAGCACTCTCAGCGGGCCAAGGGGAAGTGACAAAGATGTTCATCAACCAAAAGTAGAATCAGGCTCCAGAGCAATATGATAAGTCACATCAAATCCAGTATTCTTGAATCGTGACAAAAGTTTACGAGAAATCACCACTTCATAAGAACCGGGCAGGATCTTGATGTTTTCTACTTTGAAGTTAAAGGTAAAGACATCATCAGTCTCACCAACAATAACAGAAAAATCATTAGAAGTATCGTTCTTTTTATCACGAACAACCAGTTTCACCACACCTGCTTCACCAACTACAGACAAATCTGGGAGTTGATAAACAGCAGCAGCCTTAAGCAGTTTATCCAATTCTTTTGTGTCAAGAAGGAAGCAAACGTCCTCACTTGGAAGATTAATATCTTTTTCTGGAGGAGTTACAATTACATTCGGATCCGCAAAGAAATATTTTGAACGTGATTTACCTTCTTTAATCATCACATAACCATCATTCTGAAAATCAAGTTCAGCATTCTGGTGAAGGTTCAGTCCATTAAGAAATTGATTCAAATCATAAATGCCAAAGTCCTTAGGAAGTTCTTCATCAATCTTTGCTTCTGCAAGAATATTTTTCATCACAGAAATAGTGCGAAGAGAACTACCCTGCTTAAACAGAATAGATTGATTAATCGAAGAGAAGTTCTTCAGAAGAGTCAGAGTTTTATCAGAGAGTTTCATAGTTTGGGGTTTGAGTTTCATAATCAACGGAATTCGGTAAGACCATTATCCTTACGCGAATAATGACCATCAAAGTGAAGAAGAAGCATAGCATAATGAATGACTTTCATCAAATCACGCTTGCTACGGCCGTCTTTATCACCATAACGAGAACCGTATTTAATAATGTTTGCTTGACAAAAATCAGAAGCAAGTTCTTTTGCTGCCATTAGATCAATCGTTTGGACATCTTTGTAATCTTGTTGATGTCCACAATAGTGACTTCCATAAGTGCTAGTCACATAGTCCTGAATGTCCTTCAGGATTTTATCTTCGTTATATTTCCAGAGATGATTTGTGTTTTCAGGCATATCAATAGTAAAGGTTGAATCACTCATAAAGGGGAAGGCACTTTTTTTACCTTCCCCAATTATATCAGAAAGGTGCCTTAGGCGCAACTTCTTGAGAAGGCATCTGGAAATCGACATCAATTTTGTCATAGAGTTCCAAGAACGACTGTTTGGTCTCATCATCAAATCGTGCAGTGCAAACATCAATTGCTTTTGCTTTGTTGCCGAAAATGCTGTAAGCACGAATAATGTGAACCAGGCGGCGAGTGCTGATGATTTCCTCAATACCACCATCATAGAAAGTTTTACGGATCACATCTGCCCAGTCCACCAGGCGCTTACAGAAGTCGCGGTCTTCCACACTCAAGTCCAAAGCGATACCTTCCAGGATCTTCTGCTCTGTTGCGGGAGCAGGATAGGACTGCTCAAAGGTCACAGGGAAACGCTCAAGGAATGCTTCGTTGAGAACATTGGTGCCGATGAAGCGGCCATCATCAGAACCCTTACCTTTGGTGTTGGCAGTGGCGATAACGTTGAATCCAATAGCAGGTTTCACCCACTTACCAATCTTCTTAAGAAAAACGCCCTTTCCTTCTAGAATGGACTGAAGGCAGAGGATTTTGTTAGAAGCGAGGTCGATCTCGTCAAGGAGAAGAATAGCACCGCGCTCCAGGGCCTCAATCACAGGACCGTTGTGCCAAGCAGTATTTCCATCAACAAGACGGAAACCGCCGATAAGATCATCTTCATCCGTTTCAATCGTAATATTTACACGAATCAATTCGCGTTTAAGTTGAGCACACGCTTGCTCAACCGAGAACGTTTTACCGTTGCCCGAAAGACCCGTAATGAACGTTGGATAGAATAGACGGGACTCAATAATTTTTTTAACATCAGCAAAGTTACCAAACTTGACGAAGGTATCATCTTTTTCTGGGATAAGGTTCTGTTCTACAGGAGGAACTACTGCAGGAGCTTGATATGCTTGTTCCATCTTTCCAACTATAGTAGGAGTAACTTCCAAATTCCACTTGCCACGACCAGTTTTGAATTGATCGAGACGCTTTGTTACGGTTTGGTAGTTTGCATCATTCATACTACACCATGCACGAATATCTCCACTGGTAATATTATTACCATAAAGATTTTGAAGAGAAGTACGAATGTAGTCGGTGGAAAGTGCCATGTTTGTTTCGTTTCAACAAGGCTATTATACAGAAAAAGGAGGTCTTAAAACCTCCCTAGTGGTCAGTTAGAAAACCGTCCATACTTAAATTTCATTGCTTGAAGAAACCACGCATCAGTCAAAGACTTTGGTCCATAAAGTAAAATTTGAATTTGTTTATCCTTTAGTGATGGATCTGATAAAGCCAATTTTTTCCAATCTTTCATCACACTACCAAAGAGATAAATTCACCCAATACTTTTTTATTTAGTTTCTTGGTCTTCAGAGACTTGACAAACGCAGATTTGATTTGAGACTTAGTGGCATCTTCAGCAACTTCAAACTCCGTATCTTGAGAAAGTGCAGTTGCAGATAATCCGAAGTATGCATCATAACCAGAGTTAGTAATGGTAAAACTTTTCAGTTTCTTCCAATCGTTTTGAATTGCAATATAATTTTTGTCGCATTGTGGATGATACAAATGAATGAAACGACCTACATTACGGCCTTCAAGGACACGAATTCCAATAAAATTAATTGACGGAAAATTCTCTTTCAAGTTCTTGACAAGAGTGTCAGTAAACTCATGATACCCATATCCAAAGTTATAAGTAGTTCCGAGTTTGCGATCACGAAGAAAAGTTGTTGAAGGATTAACACCGCGACAACCAATATAAGGTTCAGATTCCCAACCGCGCTTTACTTCAACATGAAAAGGAAGACTATTTGATTCACCATCAGTTAGAACAACACAGTGAACCTTCTGAAGTTTATTCTCTTTCTGGAACTTGGGAAGAATCTGATGAAGAGAAATCAATGCCTCATTCAAAGGAGTTCCAGAAAGAGAAAGACGACTTGGATATGTAAATGAAGTGTGATAAATGTCAGAGAAACAAGAAGCAAGACGCCAGATATTGAGCATTTGATGCTCGAATTCTTTACCCGAAACTTTACTAGTGAGAATATTCATCATAGAGAATGTTTCATCAATTGCAAACACTCCTTCTTTTTTTTCATAATGAGGAGTGCGATCAACAGCAAGATGCTTACCAGTTTCATAATCATACTCTCCACGACGCCATTCATTTGTAAAAGCATACACTTCAAACGGAATCGCAACTTTCTTACAGAACCACACCAAATTAAACAATTGCTTACAGGTATCTGTAAGAACATGACTCATTGATCCAGACCAATCTAGAACAAACACAAGGCCGTGATTTTTACCATCGGCAAGAGTGGTGACTTTTTTGAATAGGTCTTCATTATATTTGTAAGTATGAAGTTTGGAGCAGTCCAGAACACCAGTGCGAGCAGTGGTAGCACGGGCATAGGAGTCTGCCGCTTTCTTACACTCAAACTCCTTCACCAGATAGTTGACTTCCTTCTGTGCAGAGTTTTTGAAATTGAAGAATTCTACATCTGTTTTTTCAAAAAGATTTATCGGAGCAAATCCTTTTTCTTCAGCCATCTCATTATGAGATTTCTGTTGTTGGTTAAAACACGAATCAATATCAAAATGAATATCTTTATTCTTTGCAATAATTGTCTCAAGATTTACTTTGGTAACTTCAACATAATTATTTTCATAACCATCCATGTTTACAAGATCACGAATCTTATCTTGAAGTGCATCTGCCGTTTTTACTTCTGGTTCTTCAGCAGATTGTCCACCAACAGTTGATGGTTGATCATTTTTAGCAGTTCCGCCAGATGATTCTTTTTCTTGAGATTCTTCAGAATTATTTTCATCTTCTGGTTGATCGGAGAAGTCAGAAGCGGGTTGGTTAGAACCTTCAGATTGAGACTCCAGATTATCCATGGGAGTTTTAGTTTCTTCCTGCTGCTTTTGCTTACAGAACTTATAGAGTTCTTCTGCGGCAATCAGAACATCAGAAAAAGTCTCACACTCACCGATCATACGAACGATGGGCATCTCATCAAAATCATCAAAAGGAATTTCTACAAAATTTCCAATCTTGTAATACAGATTGACCTTATCGGCAAGATTGTAAGTTGTAATATCATCATCACCCAGTTGGAAAAAATCTTCATCGGACAATTCCTTATAACCGTTATAGAAGGTCTTGGCAAGACCAGCATAACGACGCTTCATCAATTTCTCAATACGAGCATCCTCAACCACATTCACGAACTGTGGGGGAATCTTGTACTCTTTCAACCAATTCTCATCAGGAGTATAAAGAGCGTGGCCCACCTCATGACCCACCAGAAGGTCATACACGGTGCTGTTTGCTCGCTCCCACATAGGCAGAGTTAGCACACGAGTGTGGACATTAAAGCAGGCAGTCTCTACCTTCTTGTGTTCTACTACAAGGTCTTCTGTAGCAAGAAGTTTAGCAAGTTGGGACTTGATTTCGTGATTGACTGCCATAGGTCTGTTGCGTATGTAGCCATTATAAAAAGAAAGGTCGCCCTTTGGACGACCAGTATGACGGTTTTTGAACTGACTATGCCGCAAGGATCCTTCTACATAATTTCCTACACGTCTGCGTATCCTCATCACATTCAGTCAAACACTCAAAGTATTCATTCATCAATTCATCTTCACCATCTTTATCACGATTTTTCATATTATTCCAATAAGCAAGTTGATTAAAAGAAATAAGATTGTGCATAATTACCTCCACGCACAGGGAACATCATAATAAAGATTGATTTTCTGTCATTGTATTCTCACTCCATTATTCTACTACTATCTAGGCATTTATGACGATTTCTTAACAAAAATTTATGCCTACGAGTATATACCTATAGAAGAAGCGCCCCCTGAGAGGCGCTTCTTGAGTGCTTGGCGACGTGCTTTTGCTTGTCGAAGTGCTTGCGGTTTAAGTTTTCGTTTTTGTTCCTTTTTAGAGTGATGTTGCCAGTTTGGAGTGTTCATTGTCCTTTGTTTTATCAGGCCATCATACGCGAGAAACCTTTGACTTTATCAAACCTTATGACACTTTCAAATTTGTCTTCCATCCCAGTCTTATGGGAGATAATGAAAATGTTGGCATCCTTAATTACATAACGGATAATTTTTAAAAATTCATCAGTGCCTTGACTATCCAGTGAACTGTCAAAGACTTCATCCAAAATCATAAGATTTGTGGAAACAGAATTTTTATACTTTGCCACTTCTCTCCACGTAAACAGAAGTGCTAGATCGATACGTTGCTTTTCACCTTCACTAAACGATGCATAAGAAAAATCTTCATGAATTGGGGATTGAACGGTTTCGTTAAATTCTTCATCAAGAGTAAAGTTAATGTAAAAATCCATCATCTGAAGATAACGGTTTACTTGCTGATTAATAAGCGGAAGATACTTCTTGATGATTTTGGTTTTAACTCCACCGTCCTTAAGCAAACTGTACGAAAAATCATAATAATTAACGGAGTTCTTTTTCTCTCCTAGATCAGAATATATGTTTTTTAAATTTTCTTTAAAGGATTCTAACTTTTCATGTTCAATATTTCGATTTTGTAATTGATCGGCAATTCTTTGAATTTCCGCTTCAAGATCTCTGATTTGTTTTTGGTTTCCAGAGATTCGAATATTGTTTTTAGAAATTTCATTTGTTAGGTTTGTAATCTCCTTTGAAAGACTATTGAATTGAAGCTCTCTAAGTTCTTCTTCTTTAATTGCCTCCTCTAGTTCCTTATAACCAGATTGCAACTCTTTTGCTTTATTTTGAGCTTCTCTAATTCTATTTAACCTAAACTCATCTTCAATTGTTTGTGTGCAGGTAGGACAAACCGTATTCTCTGTAAAGAACTTGTGCTCCTGCGTAATCGTTGATACTTTTTGAGAAATCTTTCCTTTAAGATTTCCTAACTTACGAAGTTTCTCCGCATATCCCATCAACTCATCTTGCTCTCGAATATGTTCACGAAGAGGTTCTTCTAAAGATGAGTTCTTCTCCATGTAATCAACAACTTCATTATCCAACTTGGCAATTTTTTCTTTATTGGCATTAATATTGGCATTACCGCGACTCTCAAGTTCCTCAATAAAGTTTTTTTGCATCTCAACTTTATCTTTGAGCGTTTCTTTCTTTAGTTCTAAAGTTTTAATTTCATCTTTAACCTGCCTAATCTTATCCTTGATAATCACATTCATTGAAGAAAAGATTTTAATGTCCAAAAGATCTTCAATGACTTCGCGGCGATGAGCAGCAGGAAGTTGCATGAACGGAACAAAAGTGCTTGAACCCAGAATGACAATCTGAGTGAAAGACTTATAGTTCATTTTGAGAATTGTTTGTTCCAACCATTTCTGCTGATCCAAAGCAGCTGATGATTGGTCCAAAAGAGAATCGTTTCGATAAATTTCAAACACTGCTGGTTTGATACCACGAACTACTTTCCAATTTGTATTGCCAATTGAAAACTGAACTTCGACTCTACAGTCTTTCTCATTAACGCTATTGACAAGTTGTGGTTTGTTAATTTTGCGAAATGGTTTACCAAATAATGAAAATGTAAGGGCATCCAAAATGGTTGATTTTCCGGCACCATTTGTCCCAACAATCAATGTTGTTGTATTTTTTTGAAAATCTACTTCAATTGGTTGATTACCAGTTGATAGAAAATTTTTCCAAGAAATTTTTTCAAATAAAATCATTGTCGTCGGGGGGAATCACAAGATCATCTTTAGTAATTATAGTATACTGATAATTGTGCATTTCACATGTTCCAATCATCAACTCATCTTCAATTTCAATCACATGCATTTCAGGAAATCCATCTTCTTCCAACATGATAGCAAATCGAGTGGCATCATCTTCTTCTTCAAAGAGATAAAGAATTTGTTCTCCATCTTCATTTTGGACGGCATATGCACCTTCACTTTCTCGGCCATCAATTGTTAAAATATACATTTACACCATCTCACACGCTTCCTGATAAACATCTTGAATAATTTTTTGGATCATTGATTTATCCATTTCAACTTCTGCTTCTTCTATATATCGATTCAAAATAGATAGAGTATCTTCATTTTCAAAAGCTTCAAACTCTTCAGACTCTTGAATCTGGAAGTTTTCAACAATTTTGAGTTCTGCAACATTGGATGAATAAAGTTTATCAATAAATTGTTCAAACTTTTTGGGATCAGTTTTTTTGCGAACAATGACTTTTACTATTTTGTTTTGATATTCTGTAGGATCGAATGTTTGATGTGGCGTATCTTCGTAGTAGATATTATAAAAAAGTCTGTGAGGATTGTTGACTGGTGTGAGTTCTAATGTTTCGGTATCAAAAATATGAAATCCTCTTTGATCTCCAACATCAGTCCAAAACATTTCATAAGGATTTCCTAGGTAAAAAATCCTCCCATCAGTCGATCGAGTGTGATAGTGTCCCGAGAAGACATGACTGAACTTCTCAAATAACTTGCTTTCCACACCATGCTCCATGACGAGTTGTCGATTAACTCTAAATCCTTGGAGTTCAAGGTGCCCCATCGACACTGTGCAAGTTGTCTTTTGAATAGTTTTGAAAGTAATTTCTTCATTTTCTTGATTGATCCACGGTATAAAAAGGACTTTAAGATTTCCTACTTTAGTTTCGGTTGGTTTTGAATAAACTGTCACATTATCATACTCTCGAAGAAGAAGATCTACGGCATTTACTTCATTAGTATTTTTATAATATGCAGTATGATTTCCAACAATAGTATGAACTGCACATCCCAACTCTTTAAGAGGATCGTAATAATTGTTTTTTGCCCAAGCCAAGGCCGAAAAATCAATACCTTTACGACTATCAAACGTATCTCCCATATCAATGATAGTAGTGATTCCCTCCGCTTTTAGCGTCGGAAAAAATACTTCATTATAAAACTTTAGAAAATAGTCATGAAAGAGTTTAGAGTTCTTTCTTGCCCCAAAATGTTGATCCGTAATAATAGCGACTTTCATTCAATAGCGAAGTTTAGAATGGACAGCATCTTTGATGCTATTATAATCGGAATAGTTAGATCCGTCAACTGACCCATCTTCAAAGACTTGATCATATCCAGTTCTTTCAAGAATTTTATTTTTGATTTCCAGTTGCTTCTTTTCTTTTTGAATGCGTCTCAGAAATGCGTAGTGAATGATTTGAGTAAAGTAAGCAAAAGGATTTTGAGACTTTTCTGGATTGAAGTTATGAATATATTGAACACAATTTTCAATACCATCACAAATCATGTCATCCTTAAACATATAATTGACAAAGTTTGGTTTAAAGGATAGATGAGTTGCAATCTTTAAAAAACACTCACCAATGTATCGTGGAATCTGTGGTTGTGGTTTTCCTTGAATCTTTGCAATCTCTCTATCTTCTTTATATCTAATAAGTGCTGCAAGAAACTCTTTGTTATTGACGTAATGTTCTGACCTTTTCCTTTTAGCCATTACTGCTGTAGTTATCATAAGTCATTCTAATTTAATATGTAGGTATTATAACATCTTTAAAAAGCCTTGACAAGTATTTAAATTATCAGTAGAATACCTTTGTCCGGTTTGAAGATCAGGCTTAGCTACTTTTAAAGATCTTTTCTAAAATTTCTTTAGCATCATTGACATTCGCAATGTAACCCATCTTTCGACTGATCTGCGATTGACTATTTTTAATTTTTTGATATTGACGAACATAAGATTGATACATTGAAATCATTTCAATATCAGAAGATTCGGACATAGTAAGGATATCATCCATGTTCAGAATGAACATGTCTTCTGAAGTTGTTTTAAGCCATGGTTCTAATTTATAACCATAAATTCCCGTTCTTGTTTTAACTTCACTTATTGTAGCAGGATAAGATAGCAAAAGAATTGTTTTATCCTCAAGTTCTTCGGCAGATACTTTAGCGAAGATTTCCTCTCCCGTTTTTAATTTAAGTGTTGCATAAAAATCTTCTTCCATCATTTCTTTAACTGAATTGTAATTATTTCATAATTAAAATTTTCTTCGTTATAGATTTTAATTCTTTCAATAAGGTGATTGAGCGTATAGTTTTTTCTTGACTTGTATGTACAATCATCGGAGATATCATAAAGTATTGCTTTGGTTTTATTTTTTCCTTTTCTTAAAACTCTTCCAATTGATTGAAGATTTCGAATTCTTGATTTGCTTGGTGAAGCAAAAATAACATTGTGTAAATTTTTAATATTGATGCCAGTACTAAAAGTTCCGTAAGATGCAACGATTACTGCATTATTTTCTTTTTCAGTAATTTCTCTTACAAGTTCTCTTTCTTCCGCATCCACTCCACCATGAACAAAAAATACTTTACGATCATCTCGCTTATGTGTATTTATGAGATTAAATAAAGGCTCTCCATGTGTGGCAACCCGACTATAAAGAACTAATGTATTTCCTTTGAGATCTAACGTTAAATTTGTGATAAATTTATTTCTTTTTTCGTGAGAGATAAGATATTGAATCTCATCTTCATAGGTTTCAAATTTTTGTGGTGGTTGTTTGAGAACAATGCAATTGATATCTAACGTTGACAGATGACCTTGTTCCATCAGTTCTGCAGTCTTAGTGACTTTATATGATGGGCCAAATAATCCTTCAAGAACCCACTTGTGTGTTTGTGTTCCGTCAAGAGTTCCAGTAAATCCAAAACGATATTTTGCATGATGCAATTTAGTCATGATAGATATAAGAGACTTACTTTTGAAAAGATGTGCCTCATCGCCTATGATGACGCTATAATCTTCAAAGAAAGAACGTTCCAATTTATAAACAGACTGCCAAGTTGTAATTGTTACAGGATGTTCATTTGTTTTTTCTTTTCCTGAATAGATACGGTGGCAATATGACTCAGCATCCCATCCATAATCCTGGAAATCTTTGTACATCTGCTCTACAAGAGATGTCGTTGGGACAACTAAAAGAATTTTTTGCCCTTTATCCACATAATATCGCACGAGGGCGTAAATCATCAGACTTTTACCTGACGCAGTGGGACTTATCAGTAACTTTCGATTATGCCTTAGGGCATCATATACTCCCTCTATTTGATACTGACGTGGAGAATGGGAACAAATAGAGGCCATATAATCCTTTACACCTTCATATGAAATATTTTCATTGATTTCAAATGGAAGGCCGTAAAATTTATTATCTTCGAACTTATAAGTATATCCATATTGATCGCAAAAACTAACAATCTTATCTAAAAGACCAACATAGATTTGTTTGCTTCTTGTGTCAAATAAATGTATTTCCCCATTCCAATGTTTGTTTCTGTACTGAGGCATAAACTTCATATTTGGAACTTCGAACTTGAAATGATCTCTCAGTTCATACTCAATATGAGGTTCTGTCCGTATTTTCAGAAAAACTTCGTTTGACTTACTGATAACTAAGTTCGTATTATTAACCATAACCTGCCTGGAATTTTACAAATTCAATCGCATTTTTAATTTGGTAAGTTCTATTTTGAATTACTTTAAGAATGCTCTCTAAGTAATTTAGCATAGTTTCAGAATAGTCAATTTTGAGATTGACATTGGACAATTTTTCATCCGCATCCAAATATTTTTGCATCGTATCTTTATCCCTAATTTTTTTGGGAAAGGGATTTTCTACATAAACATCAGGATCTGCTTTTCCGGCATAATATTCATACCTCTCGTGGCGAATATTCCTTTTCTGTTGCTCTGCCTTTTTCTTTAAAAGAACTAAGTTATTATAAAGATCAAAGTATTTTGCATGTAATGCGGGAATATTTAAAGACTCTGTGTGAAGATTATCAATATCAATTTTGGAATCTTTTTCCCACATACTTTGAATCATATCAAGGTCAATATTCATAAGGGATCGCCATTTAAATCAACTATATTGTAGATAGTATACTTGAAAGATACATCTGCTGTAAAGTATTGAACATCCGTATCTGTTGCATTAAATTCAAGTGTGGATAAAGAGTATGGCCACAAATCTTTGAATTTAATTTTAAAATTTGCATTTTGAGCACTTGTCAAAACTTGCAAAGTTCCATCTGAATAGATGTTCATTAACTTTGATTGAGATGTATTTACGTTTGATTGTTGGTTCTGTAGATCATAAATTTCTTGCAAATCTTCTGGGTATCCAAGACCCCTCATCCAGTTTTGGATTTCCATGTAATTTTCAAGATTTTCATCTACAAGAAATCGAAGAGTAAAATCGTCGAAAACAATTTTATCGCCAGGAGTATCAATATCCTTAAGATAAGATGGTTGAACTGCTACACCTAGAGTCATTCCTGGAATGTTGGCCGTATTACTCAGGAAAGCAACTTTCGGTGCCCTGTTCAACATAAATTTAAAACCAATCGGAGACAGAAAATTTCGATTCTGTACCTGATTACTAAATGCGTTACCGACTGCCATCTTTTTCTAATTATTTATCTAATAGATCTTCAAGGATCGGACTATCGATAGCGTAACGGATACAAAAAAAGAGGGTCCCGAAGGACCCTCCAGTGAACTCTTGTGAGTATGGATCACATGAGATTCTTAACGGCAACGCGACGATAGTAGCGGTTGCTGTTGACGCGAAGACGACCCAGACCTTGATCAGTACCTTCTGCAAATGGGTTTGCAACGATACCGTAGCGGGTCTTAAAGCCGATCTTAGGCTGGAAGGTGTTCTCACCAACGGCACGAACCATTTGGAGAGGAACATATGGGCAATAGAACAGACCAGCATCATAAGGGGAAGAACCCTTATAACCAACAACGTAGTATTGGTTGCTGCCTTGTGCCAGACCGCTGTTATCAGCAGCCAGGTTTGCCGAATAAGGATCGATATATACGCGATACTTACCTTGGATTGTGCCAGCAAAGGTGTTGCCGGTGTCATCAACGTTCAGGTTAGCGTTGAGTGCAGGGGTGTAATCCAGAACACCAGCCATGGTCAGTGCTGAAGCAACGTCAGCAGAACACATGATGATGTTACCCTTGCCGCGACGAGTTCTCTGAGCGATTCTGTTAGCATCTCTTTCGATTTGGAACAGAAGACCCTTGAACTTCTCAACGGACCAACGACCGTTGGAGTCGATGTCGAGGTCGAATACACCAGCGGTCGCGGTGTTTTCTACAGCACCTTGTTCAGCAATCTTGTAGATGGTGCGGATAACTTCACGGTTAATCTCAGCAAGAATCTCAGTTGAGAGAATATTTGCGAGTTCCGCTTCAGCATTCAGACCATGGATTGCCTTGAGGTCTTGAGCAAGCTCAAGTGAGTACTCAGCCTTCAGAGCGCGTGACTTTGCAGTAACGGTAACTTTCTCGATTGAGAAAGCCATCTGGTTGAACTGATTACCATCGCCATTACCCAGGTTCTCAGAATCGCCAGTTGGCATACCTGAACCAACATTATATGCGGTTGAGGTTGCAGAACCAACGGGGTTAAGAATTGAAGGGTTGGTGCCGCTTTGAGCGGTTGTACCAATACCAGCAGCGGCATCAGCAAAACCACCTTCAACGTTGAAACCACTATCTTGACCTGAGAATGAAGTATCAACTTCATTGAAGAATGCTTCAGTTCCGCTCTGAGTGTTGTAGCGGGAGCGCATTGCGAAGATGAGACCAGTAGGACCGCTCATTGGTTGAACGCCAGCCAGGTCATAAGCGACCAGGTTAGGCATTGAACGACGGATCAGAGAGATCAGAACTGGGTCAAAACCTGCATTAGGACCAGCTGCGGGTGCAGTACCACCACCGGTACCACCACCGAAACCGCCATAAGCACCAGCAGCGTTAGCTGCGTTGGTTGGGGTCTCCATCAGGCTCATGCCGGAGGAGAATGCGGACTCCTCGCGGAGGAATCTTTCTTGGTTCTCTAACAGGACAGCGGTTACCGCTCTACGATGGGAATCTTTGATTGGATCAAGACCCTCATAGTTGAGGAGTGGGGCCCACTTTTCCTGCAGATGTTCTGCGTGGAACATTTGCGTTTACCTTTTGTGAATGTTTACGTTTGATTTAATCTTAAATTCAGTTTTTGGCCACAGCCTGAAGGGTTCTGAGATATGCAGCCATTGTACCCGAAACTGATTCGGATGCCTGGTCTACACCTTCAGAAAGGGTTTCGGTGTGTGCCTTTGGAGTTTTACTTGCTGGGAAATATGATTCTCTCAGCATCTCCAGTTTTTCACGATATTCTTCCTCACTTTCAAACTCAACACTTTCGGAAAGTGAAGCGAGCTTCTCTTTCTGAGTAGCAGCAAGGCCCTCAGAAACTTGATCTAAGATCCCATCAGCAACCGACTCTGCGAGACGCTTGTTAAGGGAAATATTTTTCTCAATTTGCTCGTTGAGTTTTGTCTCCATTTCATCAAGTTTGTCTACCATGCTCTCGATAACATCATATTTATCTTCAGGAATTGTTACATAATGTTCTTCAAAAAGTCCCTTCATACCTGAAAGGAACGATTCAGTAAGCTCGGTCTTCAGACCGTGCTCAATAGCAAGTTCATTTTCGGTGAACCATTCTTCGGAAACATATTCAAGATAAGAATCAACACGCTCAGCGAGTGCTTCTTTGATTTCTTGAATTTCTTCCATCATTTGCTGCTCATATTCAGCAGCAACTGCTTCTCTGATTTCATTAACTTTTGATTTCAGAGCAGCTTCAAAGATAATTTTTGCTTTTTCTTTGAAGTCTTCGGATAACTCTTCGCCACCGAGGAGAGCATTTACATCATCTTCGATTTGGAAAGATTCTTCCATTTCTGTTTCTTTCTTATTTTTTTTCTTACCTTCCTCTTCCTCGTCTTCGTCTTCCTCTTCCTTGGCTTCTAAGAGTTCTTCGTCTTCATCATATTCATGATCTTCTTTCATACCCTTCATAGGATCAGCAGCCTTAGCACCCTTATTGACAACATCTCTTACTTGCTTCAGAGTTGCGCCAGGTGTCTTCAGTTTTGCTGAATCATCATCGGAACGATAATTTTCTGGTGTTGGGCCTCCCAGATCCTCTACATGACCAAGTTGAGTACCTGGATCTGCCATATGAGGCATTGCCTCTGCTGCCTTAGCATTTGCATTAACGGCAGTTTTGGATTGCTTAGTGCCTACTTCCATTTCTTGTAAATCTCCACGAGACATTTGAACTCTCCGTTTAACCTTAGTTATAAACTATATTTATTTATTAAATTAAAGATTTGAAAGAAAATCATTGAACAGATTTAATTTTTGCTCATCAAGTTTCTTTTGATCCACAAGAGTATTGATTCTCTTATAAGTTTTGGTGGCATACTTTTCACGAAGAATGCCGCCATCCCATACCCATTCTTTACCTTCCATAATTCCCGAAACAAACGCATCAGGAGCTGAAGGATCTGCTACAATATCAGCAGCAGTTGCAAGCATGAAATCTTCACCAACTACATTATGTCCCTCTCTGGTCAGTTTCAAAGATCCAACACCACGAGAAGAAACGCCCAACTTAACTCCTTCGCCAATCAGAGATTCTGCGATCTTACCCATTGGGGTTGAGAGAATCTTTGCCTTGCCGATAAAGTTAGAACCGCTTTCACGCAGAGAAACAATTTTATGAGAAACACGATCCAGATTTACAGTTGGGCCATCTGGATGACCGAGTTCTCCAAGTGCTCTTCCTTGCTGAATATGATTCTCATTGTAGCGAGAAACTTCACGGCGAAGAGTTTCCATTGGATACATGCGACCATTGCGGTTGCAAATATCACCTTGAAGAAAAACTCCTTCAATATAAAGTGATTTTTTACCGTTGCGTTCTTCAACGATAAATTCGACTGATTCGATTTCTTCCCTAATGAGTTTCATTATGCTTGTCCTGAGATTTGAACTTGTTGTGTGTAAAGAACTCCGCTACCAGTATCGGTAATAGCAGCAACTTTAATTGAATTTCTTAAAAGTGTATCTGGATCTGAGAATGCGGTTACGATTCCAGCAGTATTAGTTGCAATTCCAATTCTTGTTGAAAAATATCCTTCATAGTTTGAAGTATTGAACACTTCAACAACTGGAGCATGAGTGAAATTATAATAAGTTTGATTTGCCGCAGTCAAACTTACATAATCACCAATACCAAAAGGTGATGTTTGTCCTTCAGGGAAACTAATGTATGTTGTGGATCCAGTAGTAACTCCAACAACTCTTGCAGAACCGTTATCGATTGCAAGAGTTGCTGCAGTTCCAGAAGGAACACAATAATCACTTAAGGTAGCCGTTGGTTCCGTTCCAATTGCTACAAAAGCATTAGCTCCAGTTGCAACAACACGAAGAGTGTTGCTTCTCCCAGAAAATGCATCTGATTTTGTTGTTGTGGATGTAATGGCAAAGGAAACGCCAGATCCAACTGGTCTATGAGTCATTATTCTTATAATACATTTAATAGTTATTTATAATTTACAAAACTATCTACTAATTTCTTCCCAGTCTATTGCAGCATAAACTTCTTCAGAACTTGATACCGGAGATGCTGCAATAGCAAGTGTAAGTTCGTAAGGAGTTCCAGTTAAACCATTTCTTTCTAACTGGAACTTAAATAGTGCTTCCTTAAGAATATCAACATTTGGAGAACCTTGATTCGCTGAATTGAAAAATCCAGCTGCCAATATTCTACCTCCAGTTATACCAGTTCCATTCAGTTTATATTCAACAGCACTATCAGCACCAGCACTTGTCCAGGTTCCTCCCGTAGTAGTTCCCGATGCTCTTACCTGCCAATTATAACTGATACCATTATTAACTCCCATCAAAGAAATAGCTGTTAAAATTACAATAGCATCTAAACGATCTGGAGATGATTTCAATCTTATACTAATTACTGGATAAAAAGTTCCAGCAGCACTAAGA